AGGGCAGATAACCGTACCTGCGCCAGTCAGCGCCGTACCTGTGTCCGTTAACTCAAGCATAGCGCAACGCGACTCAGAAGTCGTACCATTTGCTGTTGTCAGCGTATGCGAGTCAGTCGTCCATGTGTCGATAACTGCACGACCTGCGATAGCCTGTTCGACCATCGACGTGATGTTGTCGTTTACTACGTCACCCCATGTACCAGAGAGTTCCCCCTGTACTGGCAGTGCGAGTTTAAGGATCGGTGAATATGCGGTTACCATGTTATGTTCCTCATGCGGCTATATCTTGCCAGTTTGGATTTTGCGTTTCAGATACACCGTCCCACGAAGGAGATTGCGTACTGGCGATAGGAGTCCAATTAGGTGTTTGGTCGTCATCAACTTCGCCCCATACGTTGACGAAACCAATAATTCCCGTAGCTGCAAGCCCAACGACAGGTACATCTGCGTTAGCTGATACGACTACAGTACCAAGTTCTGCGTTCCCTTGCAATCCCGTAACTGGGATTGTAGCCCCGAGTGCGATAAACACGTCACCTATTACACCGTCGGCCTCTACACCTGCGGGTTCTGCAGTAGCGCCCCCTGTGGCGGTTACATCACCTACACCACCTACGGCTTCAACACCTGTGACGGGAACATTAGCGCCAGCCGATACGATAATACCGTCTTTTGCTGCGTTAATTATATCAGTAGAACCATTTGCCCCATCAAAATGAAGTAGTGCTGTGGTGTCAGTGTCTAATGAAAAGGCTGCTGTTGGTTCAGTGAAGGACGTGCCCCCGTAACGAGCAACAGTAGACAATCGTGTTTCATCAATATACCCGTTAAAGTCACCAAATCCGTTCTTTCCAACAGCAAAAACGCCATCATCTGGGCGGTTTCCAGTAGAACTTGATGCCTCTAACACCCCATTGATGTAAAGCCTGTGAACACTCCCTTCTCTTTCAACAGAGATCATAGTCCAGACGTTCGCGGAAATTCTGGTACTAGATAAGAAGAGTGTTGTTGACCCTGCAACAGTGCCTTGAACCTGATCTCCAATCAAATACACATTAAGCAGAGAGCTTGTACCTGACTGCCACAAACCTTTGTAGCCTGTAACACTTGTCGGACGAATCCACATATCTACTGTGAAATCACCGGAACTTAGATCAATGTTTTCGTCAGATGTTACAAAGTCATCTGTGCCATCAAGCAATAGTGAAGCAGAACCAAACTTAGCTTGAGCTGTTGAAAGCTGGGCAGCACCATCTGCTGTAAATGCAGGTCCATCATAATTTACTGTAGTAGCGCCTACTGCTTCTACACCTGTTGGGAAAATGTTTGCCGTTCCGGTCATAGTGACAGTGCCTAGCGCACCATCGGCTTCTACTCCGGTTACTGGTATCTCTGCGGCGGCGGTAACCGTGACTGTGCCTATTTCACCTACACCGCTGACCGCCTGAACAAGCACGTCTGCTTCGGCGTCTATGCCTACGTCATTTATATGGCCAACAGCTTCAACGCCTGTAACGACGACAACTGCCTCTGCGTCAACAGTGACAGACCCAATAACACCTTCTGCGGCTACGCCATCAACAGAAACAATAGTTAGGTCAGTACCCCAAGCCGTTTGGCCCCAAGCACCTGATCCCCAACCAATGTATTCTACTGAAGACGCCATTTAGGCACCTTACGGTGTCGCAATACGTACGATAGCGTTCGTAGCGTCTGCTGTTGGGAACTGCACTTGGAAGTCACCCGCTGTAGAAGTTTTATCTGCACCGAAATCCAACACAGCAACGGCAGGGTTAGTACCGCCCACTTTGTAGATCAAAGCGCCACGAGCCGTGATAGTAGCATCGGTCCATGTAGTGTCTGCGAAGTCTAAGAACGCTGTAGTGCCTGAAGAGGCTGGGTTAGCTGCGATAGTAAGAGTGTTACCCCCTGCCGTGTAGCCCGTACCTGACACCTCGTTCGTGACGCTGTACGCCGTCGTAGCGGCGCTTAAATCCGCTGCGCTAGTATACAAAGCGATTTTAAAAGTTTGTGATGTGTCACTGCTAAAATCCATCTCGCCGTCGAGTAGAGCGACTTTGAAGGATGTGCACATTGCCTGTGTAATTGCCATTTCTGTCTCCTTAACTTACTGGCACTCGGAACTGTCCCGAGCGGTATGCGTCTTCACGTAATTTGCCGTCTCCGAGACTCTTCAACAGCGTTATCGCCTGCAAGTACAACTTTTCGTACATTGCAACAATATCTGGTTCGCCCTTCATAAAGCGAATTGCTTCAATCAACGCACCGTTGAGTAGAGCAGAATCAAACTCGTCCCCAAGCCATGTAGTGCCAGCAGTAACGATTGATTGAGGATAGTATCCATAATGCAGCTCTGAGCTGTATGAAGAATCTGGGGTAGGCCCAACGATAAACGTGTTATCATCGAAGTATGCGTAGTGTTTAGGTAGCCCTGTATCCGTAGGATTAGGGTAGGCTTCACGCATGAAATTAACGTCTTTATTCAACAGAAAGTGGTACACGCCACTACCGTCAATGACGGCCAACGAATAGGACCACAGGAAGTCAGATGGCGTAGACAGGTATTTGTTGCTCGCTGTAAGCGTACCCGTCACGTTCCTACGAAGTGCAGGTATCTGCACCGTGTTGTATATTTTCTGTTCAGCCTGCTGTGTGAACATAGCGAGCTGGTCATCTGTAAAAGAGTTTTCACAGATGTCTTCGATGTTAGTTTTCAGCTCGGTATAGTTCATAGCTTACCCCATCGGCCCACGAGCCATAAGACCCTTTGTAGCTGCGCCTGTACCACGAACTTTAATGCCCGTGGTCTTCACACCCTTCATGTCGGGCTTCGGTGCGCCCTTAACAGGTTGAACACCTTTGGCCTTGATGACCTTGGGTTCTTTCATATCAAATACTTTCATCTCATCACTCCTATGATGTAGTTACCGTAACTTGGCCTATAACTCCAGTACCTACTAACGTGTTAGGTGAAAGGCCAAATGGATCGTTGCCGCCACCTACGGGGTTCCAACCCCACTGGATACCACGACTGCTAAAATCCCCAGAAGGACCAAGGCTTTGGTCTGGGCGCGGGTTCCGTATAGCTTGCGGATCGTTAACTGGATACTCCCCGAGACGTAACTGTGGTTGGTCGGGATTCCAGCATTCGGGGCAAGCCTTCACATTTGTGTCTCTACCCTTGACAAAAAGGTTACGTAGTTCCCGTAACTTGTACTGGAACCCACATACATCGCAGAGCGCGATAACCTTTTGAGAAGATGCGAACTGGTTGCTCATTAACGAATCCTAGCTATTCTAGGGACAAATCGTTCGGCTGTCTTCTCTCGGTCTTCCCCTGCGGCAAGTTCATACTGCTCATCGTACACAGCTTTTAGCATAGGAATACGGTCTACTAATTCAGGAACCTTCATGGCGATATGGTACGCCAGACCTGCAACGAGGCAGGGGAAGAACCGGAAGTTCATATCCGCAGTCTGTACACCGGACCCAGCGTCTTCCACACGGCGCATACGCCAGTAATACAGCACGTAGTCGTTGTTGTTTGGCACAGGCCATACATTTACATGCGGTGCGTCTCTTAACCGCTCTACGTACAACTGAATAGGACGACCTTGTGATAACTTGTTAGGTATAGTCGCGTACGTACTTACACTGATTCGGCTTATAGTAAGATCGGCTTGTGTACTCGCGTTACCATTGTTGGTACGTATTTGGTGTTCAAGCAGATCAATAGTATCGGCTGGTAAAGCGTACCTAGACGTACCGGATACTAAGTTAATTGTACCCGAATCAATCGTCCACATGTTGATACCGCGGTTTTGCCACTCGATTGTCATCAAGTTCATGGACCGTCTAGCGGTACGCAAGTCATAGCCAGACCGCATCTCACGGCCCGCGCGTTCCCATGCTTCTTCCGCAATCTCGGTGAAGTCCATATTGAACGCTGTAGTGCCTGATGTGGTCATAACAATCTCCTAAGTGTACAACGTAGCTTTACGTCTATCTTCCATGACCGCTCCACACCCACGAGCAATATCACGTTTGCGACGAGCTAGTCCGCCACTTGCTAGCTTGACTGTAGCAGCTTTTGTGTTTTTTACTACAGTCTTGCCTTTAGCGCCCTCGCTCTTCTTCTTTTTAGCCGTAGTGGCTCGTTGCGACTTACTTAAACTGTTCGCCTTACTTCGAGGTAAACATCTATCTGGGTTTTTCTTGTCTTTAGAAGTGCCGCACTCGCCCTTGATCTTCCCATCGGTACCGATGCGAACCCACTCTTGATCCCGCCACTTCTTCAGCTCACCCATTACGATTTCGCCTTCTTACCTTTGCTACCCTTAGCATAGTTTGGGTCTTTACAATACTTAGACGCGGCCATATTCGCATAGGCAGACGGGTAGGTGTCAAAAGTGCGTTTAGCCCACGACTTACCTTTTGCGCATATCTTCCCGCCTGATTTGTAATA